GCGAGATCGAGCAGGACGCGGACGCGATCTGGTTCATGTGGCCGCTCGACAACGAGGTTGACGCAGATGTCCGAAGCGTCGGCTTCGAGGTTGCCAAGAACCGCGGCGGGAAGAAGGGGGCCTTCGTCATGAACTTCGAAGGTTCCAGGCAGCGGTGGGCCGAATCAACACGGCGGCTGGCCGAGTTTCAGTCGAAGAAGCAGGGTGGCTTTGAATGATGACAAATGAATTCCGACAGTTGGCGTCCGAATTGATGGGGTGCCGCCTGGATGAAGTCGACCAGGAATGGGCTGAATGTGGGCGTCAGATTCGCGACGAGATCGAAACCATCGCCGAGTTCCTGGGCGTGGTGCGCGAGGCGTCTGCATGACCCGCAAGCACTCCAACCGCATACCTCGCGCGCTGATCAACCCGCTGACGCGCATGAGGCCGGCTCCCAAGTCCAAGCGCGACCGCGTGATGCTGAGCTTCCACACCGCGCTGGAGGCCATGGCAGGCGGTAAGCACCCTGGCGAGGAGGAGTGGCGCAGCCTGTCGGATGCGATCAACACCCTCGAAACCATGGTGCTGATGGGAAAGCTCCTCGACCACGAGGTCATGCCGCTGGTCACCGCGGCAATTGAAGGGATGGTCCACGCCGCTCGCCGGTACCGCGCCGGCCAAGGGATGCGCCTGGACGGCCCGGGCTTCACCGCCCTGCGCGAGATCGTCGCCGTGTACGAACAGTGCCTGCAGGGTTTCACCGAAGCCGAGATGGCAGAAGCCCAGCACCAGACCCAGCAGCGGCTCAACGCCGTGTGGCGTGCCAAGAAGCTGCCGGACAACGTGATTGCTGTTTGAGGATCGACACCATGAGCGAATACGAAAACCAAGGCCGCGGCGACCGCCCGCAACTCCCCGAGGGCTCTGGCTGGGTATGGTGCTCGATCGTTGGGGGTGCCATCTGGTGCGCGCTGATGATCATTGCGGACGCGGTGAGGAGCGCGCTGTGAGCCTCAAGACCTGCTCCAAGACAAAGGGCGGATGCGGTGAGAAGTTCCAACCGCTTCGCCCCATGCAAGAGGCCTGCAGCTTCCAGTGCGCGCTGAAGATCGGCGCCAGGCGCAAGGAGAAGCAGGCGGCGAAGGCGAAGACGGACGAAAGCCGCCAGACCCGGGCCAAGCGTGAGGCGATGAAGACGCTGCCTGAACTCAAGCGAGAGGCACAGCGCGAATTCAACCGGTACATCCGGGCGCGCGATCGCAACGCCGGCGTGTCCTGCATCTGCTGCGGGAAGCCGCTCGACTGGAACTCTGGCCGAGGTGGGTCCGTCGACTGCGGCCACTACCGCAGCACGGGGAGCGCTGATCACCTGCGGTTCCATGAGGACAACGCCCATGCCCAGCGCACGGTCTGTAACCGGCACGGAGCAGGCCGGGCAGTGGACTACCGGATCGGCCTGATCCACCGCATCGGCCTGGAGCGCGTCGAAGCCCTGGAGACGGCCGATAGCACGCCCAAGAAGTGGACCCGCGACGGTCTCAGGGCCATACGTGACCTTTACCGGGCCAGGGCGAACGCCATCGAGAAGCAGATCAATGAATGGCAGTGCGAGCTGCATGGAGAGACCGCATGAACCACGACCAAGACATGCGCTCTGAGCGCCCGAGCATCCTGGCCTATCGAGGCAACGGGGTGAACATCAAGTTCCTGTGCGCCCGCTGCGACAAGCCCAGCCTTCAGCTCGGATCCAAGCTCCGCCGGGTGGGCGGAATGCGCCAGAAGGTGTGCGCCAAGTGCTACGAGGAGATGACGATGGATGTGAAGACTGAGCAGGTGGCGAAGTGAGCGCCCGGACATTGGTGGCGGTCGCGGCGATGCTGCTCGCTGGGTGTTCCTCGCCTATTGAGCCGCCCGATATTGCCGCCGCTGAGAAGATGTGCCACTTCCGGGGTGGCATGGCGACGGTGGAGCGTTACGAGGGAGGCCGAACGCTCTTCATCCGCTGCAAGGACGGCGCCTACGTCGAGCTCAAGCTTCGATGGTTGGTGCTGAAATGACCACCGTCACCCTCATCACCGGCCAACAGGCCGACACCTCCAGCGAGGAATACAGGCTGGAGTGCGAGGCCCGCCAGCTGCTCAGGCGCAACACCGTCGACAGACGTGAGTACCTGGCAGCAGTGGAGCGCAAGCGAGGCGCTGAGGCTTGCAAAGCCCTCAAAGACGTGTTCCTCAAGCTGTGGGAGGCAAAGCCTCGGAAAGGTGGAATGTGATGAGCCAAAGACCAAGCCTTAGGTCGCGCATTCGGCACTACTTCAGCGAAAATCCGGATGAGTACCTGAAACTCGACGACATCGCGGCCAAGTTCGGATGCACGCGTCAACAGGCTCATTGGGCCGTCGCCGCCCTCCGGTCCGAAGGAGAATTGGAGACGCTGTTTGTGGTGGCGAAGGCGAGGCAGGAGGAGGTGGCGTAATGCCGGCAGGTCGTCCAACCAAGTACAAACCAGAGTACGTCGCTCAGGCTGCAAAGCTGTGCGCACTCGGGGCAACTGACGCTCAACTCGCCGACTTCTTCGAGGTGAGTGTTTCCACTATTGCACTGTGGAAGGTGCAGCACAAGGAATTTTCGGACGCCATAAGGGTCCCGAAGGCCGAGGCGGACGAGCGCGTCGAGCAGAGCCTGTACCGCCGTGCCATGGGCTACGAGCATGACGAGGTGGACATCCGCGTGGTCGGTGGCGAGATCATCCAGACGCCAATCCGCAAGTTCTACCCACCCGATACGGCGGCGGCGATATTCTGGCTGAAGAACCGAGCTGGATGGCGTGATGGCGTAACGCTCTCTGGCGACCCTGCGGCGCCGCTCAACACGGGCGCTACTCCAGAGGTTATCGGCGCGCTCGCCCAGATGACGCCCGAGCAACTGAGGGCGCTGGCGTCGAAGCGTGTGGAGGGGGAATGATGGAACGGCCAGATTGTCCGCATCAGTTTGTGGTGACGGAGCTGGTTGAGTACGGCCACGACTGCATTACCCGCTGCCGGCAGTGCGGAAAGGAGCTTTGGCGTCAGAGCGTTGACGGCATCATCGGAGCGATGGCGCGCGAGGCGCGTCAGGCGCTGGGCGAGAGCGAATGAACCTCGCCGAGATTCCCGACTCCGTGGTGATGGCCGCCCGCCAGGCGCTGGCGCGGCAGTCGCTGCCTGACTTCGCGACGCTGGTTGACATCCCCACGGTGCCGCTCACGGACGAGGCTGAAGAGGATCGCTTCAGCGTCATGCGGCTGGGGACGCTAGCCAAGCACCATCAGTTCCTGTGCGACAAGCTGCAGGGCGTCGAGGATGGAAGCATCCCGAACCTGATGGTGCTGATGCCACCAGGGAGCGCGAAGAGCACGTACGTCGACGTCGTGTTCATCCCCTGGTTCATGGCGCGCAAGAAGCGCCGGCATGTGATTCTGGCCTCCTACGCCTCGGAGATCGCAGAGAAGCAGGGCAGGCGAGCCCGCCAGCTCATCAACTCGCGCAGCTTCCGCAACCTGATGGGCCTGGGGCTGAGGGCTGACAACAAGGCAGTCCATCAGTGGACGCTTGAGAACGGATCGGAGTTCATGGCAGGCGGCCTGCTCTCAGGTCTGACCGGCAACCGTGCCGCGCTGGGAATCGTCGACGACCCCATGAAGGGCCGCAAGGAGGCCGAGTCCGAGCTGATCCGCAACTCGACTTGGAACGCCTACGTTGACGACTTCTGCTCGCGCCTGATTCCTGGAGCGCCTCAGGTGATGGTGCTGACGCGCTGGCACGAGGACGACCTGGCTGGGCGCATCCTCCCCGCGGGCTGGGATGGCGAGTCGGGCTGGTTTTGATGGGCGCGATGGCCGCAAGTGGTACGTGATCTGCCTGCCAGCCATCGCCGACCGCGTGGACGACCCGCTGGGGCGAAAGCTGGGTGAAAGCCTGTGGCCGGAATGGTTCGGCTCAGCCACGGGCGATCCGATGGATCACTGGCGTCCGTTCATGAAGAGCCTTCGCACATGGACGAGCTTGTACCAGCAAAAGCCGCGCGCACAGGAGGGAACCTTCTTCAAGCGCGAATGGTTCAAGCGCTACACGCCGAAGATGCTGCCCAAGCACCTGAACTACTACCTCACGTCAGACCATGCGCCCGGAGCGGCGGAGTCCAACGACTTCAACTGCGCCCGCGTGTGGGGTGTAGATGCCGCTGGTGATGCGTGGATGGTGGCCGGCTTCCGCAAGCAGTGCACCATGAACTCGGTAGCGGACCAGATCATCGGCAACAAGCGCCAGGCCGAGTTGGGCAGGCTTGCCCGTGGCGAACCCGTGATCGACGGCCTTCTTAGGCGCTACAGGCCATTCGCCTGGTTCCCCGAGGCCGACAACAACTGGAAGTCCGCCGCTGGCTTCATGGAGCGCCAGATGCGGGAAGAGGGCGTCTACGTTCGAATCGAGCCCATCAGCCCCCACGGAAGCGACAAGCCGACCAAGGCGCAGGCCTTCCAGGGCATGGCCGCATCCGGGCGAGTGTGGATTCCGGAGGGGCCGGAAGGCGATGACGTCATCAGCCAGTACGTCGGCTTCCCGGGCGCGGCGAACGATGACGAGGTTGATGCCGCGAGCCTGATTGGTCGGGCACTTGCTGATGCGCATCCGGCAGTCGTCCCGGTGACAACTCAGTCCGGTACTGGTGATCGCTGGGACAAGGCGTTCGACCGTGACGACGGCGACGAGGACAGTTGGAAGACCACTTGACGTTGGCGGGCAGTCGGCGACAATCGGCAGCAGAGGCCAGATCTCTACCTTCTGCAATGCGACTTGTGAGAACCGAAAGCGGAACAGCGCTCAGCGCCAGTTTTGAGTAGGAACGACAGTCAGGGCGCATCGCAGAGGGTTGAAGCCCGAGAGTCTCGACAGTCCGAGCATCCGAGGAAGCGTAAGACCAGCGCCTGCTTGCAGGCCCGCGTCGATGACGGAGCCGGTGAGAGTACGCCTGACATGCTGCTGTCTGACGCCCCGGAAAGACGGGGATCCTCATCACAGCGGCGGCGTGGATGGACACGCGTCAGCAGGCGACTAGGGGCACCGATGTCGAAGCTGTTCTGTAGCCAGGTAGGCAAATTGTGCGCACAAGGGTTCGAATCCCGACAGACACCCGGTATCAAGCCCGGGACGCTGTGATGAGGGTCTAGGGCATAGCCCGCGACACCACCCGAGGCAGTACGTGGTGCCCTCATACCGGAGCGGCCGGGAAAGCCTGGCGACAAGACGGAGCCACTGGGGCCGCCGGGCCGCCATACCCAGAGACAGCCGGAGAGACGGCACCTTCACGCATGCGCCCAGCTGGTACCGACGGACCAGTCCTCGTCGGAGGCGAAGATCCCTAGTGGGTGCAGTCGTGAGGGTGAATGCGCAGGCTGATGCGCGCATCTGCTTGGCTTCCGTGGAAGCACCGGACTTTGCCAAATGCCGGAGATCAGCACCGGCCATCCTCGACACACCTACCACGGTGAAGGCCCCAGTGAGGCAGTGATGCATTTTTGCGGCCGCCAAAACGCCACCAAGCGCAAGCCGGGTGGCGTTTTCATTTGTTAGCCGACGCTAACTTTCTGGCTTGAGGCTTCGATAGTGCGTGCATAGACTGCCGCGCATGGCGGAGCAAGCACTAACTTCTGTTGAGGCGCGTTCGGAAGACGCGCCGGCGTCGCCATCGGATCGAGGGATCGATCTGGAAGCGCACCTAAAGCACTGCGTCCGATCCTTTGAGGAGGCGGACGATATGACCGTCGAGGCGCGCAATGCATCGGAGCTGTGCCGGGACTACTACAACGGGCAGCAGTACACGGCAGCCGAACTCGCAACGCTGCGCAAGCGTGGCCAGGCGCCGGTTTACGACAACCACATCCGCCGCAAGATCGACTCGGTGTGCGGTCTTGAGCGTCGCACGCGCACGGACCCGAAGGCGTTCCCGCGCACGCCGCGGGAAGAGCGGATGGCGGAGGCGGCCACGGACGCGCTGCGGTTCGTCGCCGACCAGAACCGGCTCAACCAGATCCGCTCGGATGTGTTCAACGACATCCTTGTCGAGGGCACCGGCGCTGCAGAGGTGATCGTGCAGCAGGCCCGGGACGGGTTCGATGTGCTGATCAAGCGCATCCCCTGGGATCGCTTCTTCGCGGACCCGCATTCGCGAGCGCTGGACTTCAGTGATGCCGCGTACAAGGGCATCGTCATCTGGGACGACGCGGCCAACGTCAAGCGCGACTATCCGGGCAAAGAGAAGGCCATCGAGGACACGCTATCGACGTCGGCCTACAGCGATACGTACGACGACCGTCCGAAGTACACCTGGTTCGACAGCAAGCGAAAGCGCGTGCGCGTCGTTCAGCTTCACTACCGGTACGAGGGTGAATGGTGGATCGCTACGTTTACGCGCGGTGGGTTCCTGGTTGACCCTGAGGTATCGCCGTACCTCGACAAGGACGGCAATTCGGCCTGCCCGATCATCGCCCGCTCCGGGTACATCGATCGCGAGAACAGGCGCTACGGTCACTGCAAGGACTTGGTGCCGCTGCAGGACGAGATCAACAAGCGGCGCTCTAAGGCGCTGCACCTGATGAGCCAGCGCCAGACCTACGGGAACAAGCGCGCGATCTCGGACGTCAAGAGGGCTAAGACCGAGCTCGCCAAGCCGGATGGTCACGTCGAGATCAACGAAGCTGCAGTGTTCGGTCAGGACTTCGGCGTGATCCCGACCGGAGACATGGTGCAGGGCCAGGTGCTGATGCTGGACCAGGCGCTGACCAGCATGAACGCGACTGGCGCCAATGCCGCTGTTCAGGGCAAGGATGAGCGTCAGCAATCCGGCGTTGCTCTGCAAACCCGCATTCAAGCCGGCGCGACTGAGTTGGAGCCGCAGGTAGATGGTTTGCGCGAGTGGACGCACCAGATCTATGAAGCGAGCTGGATGCGCGTGCGCCAGTTCTGGACCGGTGAGAAGTGGGTCCGCGTCACCGACGACGATCGGAACCTGAAGTGGGTTGGCCTGAATCGGCCGGTCACGCTCAAGGAGAGGCTGGAACAACTTCCGCCCGAGAAGCAGCAAGAGGCCGCCCAGCAACTGCAGCTCCAGCCAAACGATCCACGCCTCAATGAGGTGGTTGGGGTCGAGAACGATGTGTCCGGACTCGATGTGGACATCGTGGTCGATGAGGGCCCGGATGTGGCGACTCTGCAGAGCGAGCAATTCGCTGCCCTGGTGGAGCTGGCTGGAACGCCGCAAGGCCAGCAGGTCATCCCAATCACCGCAATCATCAAAGCCTCCTCTCTGCGCAACAAGGACCAGCTCCTGAGCGAGATCGAGCAGCGGCAAGCGCAAGCACAGCAGGCCCAGAAAGAGGCCCAGCAGAAGGCGCAGCAGCTCGGCGAGGCCAAGGCCGTCAGCGACATCCGAAACAAGGATGCCGACACCGTCAAGAAGCTCGCCGACGCGCAAGCGACTGAGGCGGACACACAACTCAAGGGCGTGCAGGCACTGATGCCTCAGCCTCCGATTTACCAGTGAGGAAGCCATGACAGTTCGCCTGCTCGTTCCGTACGGGAAATACCCCAAGAACACCAACCTCACGACCGGTGCAGACGAAGAGGCGCGGCTGCTTCGTGAGGGGTTGGCCGACACGAACACCGCAGCGGGAACCGCCTACGTCAGCCCGACGCCTGATCGTCGCATTGATGAGGTGCAGACCGGCGTCATCGGTGTCCAGTCCAGCCGTGCGCTCAATCAGGGCGACAACGGCATGACGCTTGAGGTTCTGGCTGACGGTGTGATGCTAACCGCGGCGCCTGGGCTGAGCGCTGACTTCGCCTGCGCCGTAATCCCGAACGGAACGACCAGCATTGCAAGCTCCGGGGGAGTTCTGCTCAACGGCGGCACGTCGACTGTGACGCGAACGGCTGGCTCCAACCAGCTGTTTGGCATTCAGTCCCGAGCTTCCGCTGTCAACAGCTACATCGTCACCGGGAGCTAATCATGGGGCTGCCCAAGCGCCTCTTGATGGCGGTCGCCTCCGGAGGCAGGAGTGTTCCAACAGAGATGTCGGTGCTCCAGCAGATCCGGGTCTTCGACCAGTCGGTCACGTGCCGCGCCGTCCACCGCGCCAGCCCTCGCACTGGCCTGATCGTGCGCAACAAAGAGGCGTCCAACATCCTCGAATACGGGTTCACGACGAACAACAACAACAACAACTCGGCGCCGACGGTCTGGACTGCGATCCCACCGGGTCAGGAGTTCTACGAGGGCGATGTCGACCACCAAGTGTGGATTCGCTCCCAGACGAACGGGCAATCGTGCCTGGCAGAGATCGAATGGACTTCGCCGAGGATCTGATATGCCGCTGCGCTCGCTCACAACCCCAGCACCCTCGCGCTACGCGTTCACCAACATCGCCATTGCGTCGGCCGGTGGCTACAAGGTCATTGCGCTCAATCGTGCCCGCACGACCTTCTACGGCACGCGGGTAGGCGGAAGCAGTGCGCGCAACATCATCTGCCGATCGACGGATGGTGGCGCCACGTGGTCAGACGTCCAGACGACCTCGCTGCCCGCGGCGAACTACAACGTCAACGGCATGATCGAGCGGCCTGATGGCGAGGTCCTCATCACAACGTCCAGCGGCCTCAATGGGACGCAGAACTATGTCTACAAGAGTGTCGGCTGGGCAGGCAATCCGCTCACTGCGACCTGGACGCAGGTGCTGCAGTTCCAGGGTGGACTGACTGGTTACCCGCGCTCGTTCAATGACCAGTGCATGGGCCCAGACGGGACTGTCGTCATTGCTGAATGCGGCGCACAAACGCAGAACACCGGAATTACGGTGACGACGGCAGGCAGCGGTTACACGACCATCACCCTGACGCCTCAAAGCGGCACCGGCGCGGACATTCGCGTGAACCTTGACCCGTCTACCGGCGCAGTCCGGCGAGTCGGTGTCCTCAATGGCGGCACTGGCCACAGTCCGACAAGCGGCACCTTCTCATTCAACATTACAGGCGATGGTACGGGCGCTGCAGTCACCTACACGGTGACCAGCGGAGCCATCACCGCAGCGGCGCTGGACAAGGCGCGTCGACTCTACGTGTCTTCCGACTTCGGCGACACCTGGACGATGCGCTATGACCTGTACCTGACGCCTGACTACAAGTACGGACCTGGTCTGCACTGGCACGGCGTCACCTTCGACCCAGAGTGGAGCCGCATCTGGGCGACCTTCGGCGACAACACCGGCGCCGGCTACGCGATCACTAGCCCGACAGGGACTGGAAAAACGCAGGTCATGTACTCGGACGACAAGGGCGTCACGTGGACTTTCTTGGACTCGGAGCCCTACTACCCGGGCCAGGTGGCGCAGTACACCCCAATTCGGGCCACGAAGTACGGTGTGATGCTTGGCGGCGACGCAATGAAGAACCTAGGTATCACCGTCTTCGGGAAGGCTGGATACCGGGTGCTAGGCGGCCAAATGTTCGGACCTTCTGTCTACGCGCCGAACCACGTTGAGGGAACCTTCCGCTCGGCTTGGAGCCCCAACGACTCAATGCCGATCTTCCTCACCTACAACAGCCAATCGGACGGATACGAGCCCGTCCTTCTGGTGACGGACAACGGCTACAGCTGGCGCGAGATCTGGCGCGAGACGGACCTCGCCACGCGTCCGCTCACGCAGGGCTTCTCCTGTGAGGAGCCTTTCGGCCCCGACACGTCCGGCCGCGTGGTTGCCAACTACCTTCGCCCTGCCGGCGCGGACCTGTTCCTTCGAGCCACGATGACAGGCGTTTGAGCAACTCGAATCTGAGTTGTTAAAGCGGGCAGGCACCACCAAAATTGATAGTGAGCGCTGACTAATGAGCGCACCTGCCGCCGAGGAACCGGGCGAGACGCCGAAGCCGGGCGAGAACGGGCGTAGGAGATGAGCGTGAGTCTTGAACAGGTCTTGAATCCTCAACCTGAGGAAACGGTCGAACAGCCTGAGGTGCAGGCGCAGGAGCAATCCGGTGCGAGTCCCGAAGGCGGCGGTGAGCCGACGTCACCGGAGACGCAGAGCCAGACGCACGTTCCGCTGGCCGCACTCGAAGCCGAGCGCAGGGGCCGACAGGACTGGAAGGAAAAGGCGATCCGCTACGAGGAAGAGCTGAAGCAACTGCGCCAGCAGCCGCAACAGCAATTCCAGCAGCAGACTGACCCGCTGCAGAACATGCAGCAGCAGCTCATCAACGAGCGCTTCAACATGTCCGAAATGCTGGTTCGCCAGCAATACAAGGACGTGGATGACAAGGTGAATGTCTTCATGGAAGCCGCGCGCGAAAACCCCGCGCTTGTGGCTGCTCTGCACCAGCAGCGTAATCCGTGGGACTTCGCCTATCGAGAGGGCGCC